ACCTCAACCTGTTTCAGGAGGCCAGCGATATTCATCTGCCAGCGGTTCAGTGTGACCTGCTCTCGCGGATTGGTGAGCGACGTTAACCGCCATTCGTTATTGTTCAGGGCGCATCGTTTGACGGTGTACTGCTTGCCGTTGTGGGTTACTGTCATGATGCCTCCCGCTTTTCTTTGATGTCGGCGCGGAGGTGAATCTCTTTCCCATCAGCTGTCGGGAATATCAGGATATCATCACGAACCGCGAGAAGATGGGCCACTGCAAATAGCGCCTCGTCTGTGACATCAAATTTCTCACCAGTGAACTCACGAACGCCGGGCGCCAATTTGCTTGGCTTTGACCGACCCGCGAAAATTCGCTTCGTCAGGCCTGAAAAACCTACTGTGATAGGGTTGCTCATAAATCCTCTTGGCCTTATCGCGGCGAACGGAATGGTTAATACAAGACTTCAACGCATTTATTCAGTGTTTCAATGGGCGGTGGATGGCCGCCGGTTGTCATAACTAACCGCACTCATCGAGAACGGTGAGGTATGAAAAAACCCGCCGGAGCGGGTTAGTTGATAGATGCGCCCTTGAGTACAAGGCGTTCTGAAATTTGATCGGCAAGGCCTGATGCCCGCTCTGGGCCACCTGAGTCCTCATCTTTAAACTCTGCTGGATCGATTTCCTGCAATGCCTGGAAGATGATTTCGCTAATCTCATTAGCCTTATCTTTTTCAATATCACTTGTTAATAAACTGCTTTTCATCGCCTTACCCTCTGTCGTTACCCGCTGATGCGGGAGAAATGCTTTGTGGTGGAGTGCTCCGGATTCGAACCGAAGTTTTCATGGGTGATCAGTCCATGCAGGCCCAGCCACACCCCACTACAAAACATTCCAGTTATTGCCGGGGTATTTATCCGCGCCCGGCGCGCGCTTTCCCGCTATTCCCCAACAGCAAGAAATCGCTTACTCTTTAATCTCCCCAACAGTAGAAAGGATATATTCATGCAAACCATGCGGACCGTGTGCCCTGACTGCGGAAGTGAGATGTTCAACCAGCCCGATGATTTTGACTTTGAGACAAATTTCACCGGCGTCAGTTGTGCTGACTGTGGTCGCGAAATCACTAAGGACGATGTTGTCAATCAGGCCACGGACACGGTCAAAAAACAGCTCGACGACATGCTCAGGAATTCCCTGAAAGGAACTGGCTGGAAGTTCAAGTAGCTTTAAAAGCTCCCCGGTCTGAGTAAGCACCTCGCTGGCGTCTACGTTAAGCAGTAGTGGCGCCGTTTTTTTATCTGCCATACACACCCCTCTGTTTGTTTACCGTCAGCCCCTCGCAAAGAGCTGCTGGTAAACCTTTAGTTCCAGTTGGTCACGCCAACGCTCTCACGTCCGCTTCACCCCTCGCGCTCCCCGTCACCTGCTGAAATTCAAGTGGCGGCTCTAAGCGGTCCTCTAACTCCACTTCGCCGCTGGCTAACTTCGCTCAGCTGTCGATGTTTCGTTTCGATGGGATAATTAAACATCATGTGGATTTATAGGTCAACACCTTGTGGATTTATTTTGTTGATTTAATCGTTTCTTGTTGATTTTTATGTTGATTTATTTTTTGGTGGCATAAGTGATATGCTGAAAAAAACATCAAAAAGGAGTGGGTAATGGGCTTGGATGAAGAAAGAGTGAACATGATGGTTCACGCCATGGGGCGGGCGGTCATGGAGTTGTCACTGGCAGATTTACCTATGACCCAGCAAAACATCATCGACAAGCTGGAACGGTACCGGAAGGAAACGGGAAACGTGATAGGTAAGGGTGTGAACAGGGATGCAGCTGAGATAGTGCGGAAGGGTAAATAAAAACCCGGCGCGGTGGCCGGTTGTTAAAGCTCAATATCAACTATGAAAAGTTTACTAATAGCCCCTTTTCTAACTGCTGCTTTGGCAGTTACTTTTACCGCTGACTCATGACTTAGACCCGTTGACAGAAAACGACTAAGTGAAATGAGATACGGGTTGTCTGCCTTTGAAGCAGATGGATCGCTTATTTGTGCTGAGATGCGCTTATCTGAATCATCACCTTCTATAATGACTTTAGCGGTCATTCGGTGAGCGTCGAATTCAGTAAGGAAGATTCGATACTCCCTTAAGCCAAGAACTTCGTCGTCGTCCAACTGGTCTATTACTGCTTTATCTTGCTCATCAATTACAGCAGGCTTGAAACCATTCCCCGGTGTGACGCTTATCTTATTACAGGTGGTACCGATGGGGGAAACTGCCTGTCTAACTGATGGGCGTAACTCACTAGCCATCTTGTCAATCACTGAGATTAGACCTGAGATGGTATCTTTATCTTTATTTCCGAGGGCCTCAATTGCCTTCTCAAGTGCTTCTTTTAGGTATTTCATTTCCTCTTTCTTCTGCGAGTTTTTAGCGAAGATATAAGGCACTAATGCGCCAAGTATAGCCCCCGCAGACCCTGAGAACAATTGAGACTGACTGATAAAATTCATGATAGTATCAAGAGAAAAACAATTGGCCCTAGCTTCGGTAGCGTAAATTTTAACCTCTTGAGTTGAGGTGCTTCGCGAGTACTTTTGGGTTAATGCGAAGGTTCCAGCTGTAGCTAATATCTTCGAAAATCCCTTTAGCGATTCACCGAGCGAAGAAAGTTCAATCTCATGCTTTTCAGCATCCAAACCGTCATATCTAAGTGAAAAATTAACATCGTGTAAGCCAGTGTTTTCCATCACCAGTCCTTATATGCTTTCACCAAAACGTCTCATCAGGCCACCGCTACAGCAATACCGAGTACCAGAAGAGGCGGCCGATTATCTCAACATCATCAATGTCAGCTTCTTCATCAGGGTAGGCCTCATTGTTGTAGCTGCGGATAATTAGCTTTCCGCCTGGTTTCCTGTAGAGCTGCTTAATTCTTTTTAGTTGCCCTTCACCACCATCGCCTTGTCCAATAGCGTAAAGTTTTCCATCGACAACGCGTTTGTTATTTGTATCCACAGCCACAGTGGTTCCATCTGGAATCATTGGCTCCATGCTGTCACCGGTTGCCGGGAAACACAGAACGCCAGAACCATCGGTGTTAGCTCCTACCCGGCGAAGCGTTGCCTTGGAGAACCTCAGTTTAAAGCCGTTATGATCTTCGCTATGAACACGCCCATCACCACACGCAAATTCAATATCCTTAAGAAATGGCACTTCAACCTCATCAACAGGAAGCGGGGTGTCTTTATCCCATGCATCAACAACTCCCCACTCAGACTCTGGCGGGATGTTGCTCTCCAGATCCTTCTTTGGAGAACCCTCTCCATTTAATAACCAGTCAAGAGAATAACCGAATTTTTCAGATATTTGTTGCGCCGCCTCACGACTTAACGCGTCTCTTTTTATCCAGTTGTTGACGGTCTGTGGGCTAGTCGACAAAGCCTCAGCCAAATCCCGCTGCTTCAAGCCTTCCCTTGCCAGTAAAAATTTAATTCTTTCAGAAATGCTACTCATAAAACCCTCCGCTCCATGCATGGTAAACAACATGTGGATTTTTTCCATCACCATAATGTTGATTTAATCCACATCATGAATTAACATGGTGTTGATTACACATGAGCGGAGCAAAACATGATCAACAAAGAATCCAACGCAAGCACCCCGCTTGAGAAAGCCATTAATGCAGTGGGCGGCTCTCAAAAGGTGCTTGCTGAAAAGGTCGGCGTAACGCCACAGGCCATCAATATGCTTAAAAAGCGAGGTGGCAGCCTTCCAGTAACAAAAATGCGTAAGTACGAAGAAGTGACGGGGCTTCCTCGCGAAGTTCTATATCCAGGTATCTTTGCCGCCTAACGGCGGCCCTAACCACGAAAGGGAAAGCAATGCATTCACTTGCGTATCAACAAGGTAACAAATTTTCGCCAACGGCGATGATTTACCAGAATCGCCGGGAACCTGATTCCAGGGCGTTAAACATCGATGGGATCCGCGCGGCAGTACGCGCCTGGGCAGCTGATTGCCGCAGCCGTGAATTTGTCGCAGCGCTGATTGTAGAAGAGTGGCGGGCAACCGGCGGAACCGGCCTGGATATCCCGACCGACTCGCACCGCCAGATGCAGAAGGTATTCCGCTGGATCGACGGCGACACCGAATACGCCGCCAACAACATTCGCCAGCTGGCCCCGGCAATCATGTCCGTCCTGCCACTGGAGTACCGCAACCGCCTGGCGCCGCAGAACGACACGATGTCGCTGATCGCCTCTGCGATGAAAGAGTGTGCCGAGGCTAAACAGGCCGTGCTGCTGGACGCTCCAGAGCATCAGAAGCTGAAAGAGGTAAGCGAGGGTATAGCGTCGCTGTTCCGCCTAATGCCGGAGCAGGTAGGGCCGCTGATGACGATGGTCACGTCGATGCTGGGGGTCATGTGAGAACCACAGAAATGGCGAAAGCCGGTCTGCGCGAACAGAACCGACTTTCTGGTGCAAAAACGACAGTAGTTGCAGGAGGAATAATGGCAAAAAATCCACGCTATTACCATACCGCTGTACATAAAAACATAACCCGCGACCGCTTCATCCGCTCGGTTAATCCGATTGTGGCAGAGAAGATGCGCGCCATCCTGGAAGAGCTGAAACGTAAGGAGAGTGGCCGTGGGTAACGTATCCAATTTAGCCGAAGCCAGAGAGGCCAGAAGGCTCCAGAAACCGCGCACGAATGACGGTAAGGGGTTTGCCTTGCTGCACCGTAAAATTATGGATGTGCCGTTCTACAAGGACGCTGAGGCGGCTCATTTATGGGTTCACTTGCTCCTGCGCGCTAATCACGAACAGACACTGGTATCGACTGATGTTGGCGATGTGATCTGCGAGCGCGGCGAGTTCATCACCGGGCGTAACACGCTGGCAATGGAAACGGGTTTGACCGCTGATCGCGTTAAATCACTGCTCCGTAAATTCCAGAATCTGGGCATGATCACCACCAAATCGAACAACCGTTTTACTGTTCTAAAAGTGGTCAAATATGACGAATATCAGTCAAATTTTTGTCCAGCCGATGTCCAGCCGGTGTCCAGTGCAAACGCAGTAGTACCAATGCCTGTGGAGGATGTGTGTCCAGCCGATGTCCAGCCAGTGTCCACAGATAACAATATATTAAATAACTCTCTTACTAACGTAAGAGAGTGTGCATCAGCAGCAGAAAAACCAGAGCAGAAAAAACCTTCTCTCAGCTGTGAGCAGGTAGTCGAGGTTTACCATCGCGTACTGCCTGAAGCCCAGAGCATCAGGATACTGACTGACAAGCGGCGTGCTCTGATCCGCACCTTCTGGCAGAAGGCCGGGAAAGTAACTCAGCAGCTCGACGGCCATAAGTTCACCTTGAGCGACTGGGAATCGTATCTGAGCTACATCGCCACTAACTGCCGCTGGATGCTGGAGAACCGCCCAGACCAGCGCACGGGACGCACATGGCGCCGCAAGGCTCTCGAATACTTCCTGAACGTGGATGTGTATGCCAAGACGCGCGAGGGGGCCTGTGATGACCTCTGAAATCCTGACCGTACCCCACAACGTCGAAGCGGAGCAGAGCGTCATCGGCGGACTCCTGCTGGACGATGACAACAGCGAGCGAGTCCAGAAGGTTCTGGCGATGCTCAAGCCTGAGTCGTTCTACAGCCGACCTCACCAGGTGATCTTTGCCGAAATGCGCCAGATGTTCCGCGACAACAAGCCAGTCGATGGCCTGACATTGTTCGACGCGCTTGAAGGAAAAGGACTCGCTGAGCAGGTAGGTGGCTTTGCTTACCTGGCGGAGATTGCCAAGAACACGCCCAGCGCTGCAAACATCGTGGCTTACGCAGCATCAGTCCGGGAAGCCGCAATGGAGCGCTATGGCATCAGCCGACTGACCGAAGCTACTGAGCTGCTGTATTCCCGCAACGGCATGAGCGCCACGCAGAAGTACGAGGCCATTCAGGGTATTTTCACCCAACTCGCAGACCATTCAAAAACCGGCAGTCGCCGTGGGTTGAGATCGTTTGGCGAGGTTATGGATGACTGGGTATCAGATCTGGAGAAGCGATTTGACCCTTCAGGCGAACAGCGCGGAATGAGTACCGGAATCCCGTCACTCGACAGACTGCTGGCGCCGAAAGGTCTGGTTAAAGGCTCTCTGTTCGTGATTGGCGCAAGGCCAAAGATGGGCAAGACAACCCTGTACGGGCAGATGGCGATCAACTGCGCGGTTCGTGAGAAAAAGCCAGCGCTGATGTTCAGCCTGGAAATGCCTGGCGACCAGATCCTCGAAAAACTGGTTGGTCAGAAGTCCGGCGTAAATCCGAGCATTTTTTACATGCCCGCCACGGATGACGCCGATGATCAGTACCAGGGAGACTACGACGGCGACTTTAAGAAGGCGATCGCTACAGC